ATACTAACGCTAGTTTCTCTAGTCCTAGCGATAAGTTTTACTATATATAAATTCATTCAATTTGAAAAATCTAAATAGATGGCTCGTAAAGTTATTACAAGTGGTTTTAAAAGCGTTAAAAAGAAACGAAAGGGTGTACACTCAAAAAACGCAAGTAAAGGACAGAACGGCTATAAAAAAGCCTACAGAGGTCAAGGGCGTTAACCTTCTTTTAATAAGAGATACCTTTACAAAAGAATCTACTATTGGTAAACTGTTTATCAATGGCGAGAGTTTCTGTGATACCTTAGAAAATCCTTATATTAATAACGAAAGAAACATAAGCTGTATTCCTGAAGGACAATACGAAGTAAGATTAAGACTTCCTAGAGAGTCAGCTACTAGAGATTACTTACACTTATTAGTTCAGGACGTTCCTAATAGAAGTTATATACTCGTGCATATCGGAAATAAACCATCACATACCAAAGGCTGCATATTAGTTGGTAATGGTCGTAAACAAGACATTGTTGAAAACTCACGTTTAGCTATGGACTTACTAATCAAAGAAATACTAAATTTGGGCGGAGAAAATATTAATTTAATAATCAAAAATAAATAGTTATGAAAAAGTTTTTAGAAAAGTACTTAATCGGTCAAATGATTAAGAGTAAAAAGTTTTGGTATGCAGTAAGCTCTGTAGTAATACCTGCTTTAGTTTCTTACTTAGGAGTTGATGAAGCTACTGCAAAAGATTTATACTACGCAATCTTAACACTAATTGTAGGACAGGGAATTGCAGACGTTGCTAAAAAGTAACAGATACAGACTAAAGCCACACGAAATAGTGGCACTAGAAAAGATGCGAGAAGCCGAGACTAGAAATGTTCTAGTTATCGGTGACTTGCATGAACCCTTTTGTCTTGAAGGTTACCTAGACTTTTGCATAGAACAATACTATTCTTATAATTGTACAGAAGTAGTCTTTATAGGAGATGTAATAGACAATCACTACTCTAGCTATCACGAAGCTTCAGCAGACGGAATGGGTGGCTTAGATGAGCTAGAATTAGCTATTAAGAAAATAGGTAGATGGAGAGACGCTTTTCCTATGGCTACAGTTATTATTGGTAATCACGACCGCATAATTATGAGGAAGGCACAAACTTCATCAATACCTTCTAAATGGATTAAGTCTTTTAAAGAAGTCTTAGAAACTCCTGATTGGAACTTTGTAGAACGATACGAGTTAGACGGTGTGCAATACATACACGGAGAAGGAGGAACTGCTCGTACTAAGTGTAGAGCTGATATGATGAATACAGTTCAAGGACATTTACACACCCAATGCTATACAGAACACTATGTAGGTAAGAAGTTCAGAGTGTATGGAACGCAAGTTGGTTGTGGTATAAATCACAAGTCATATGCTATGGCGTATGCAAAATATGGTAAAAGACCTGCTGTTGGCTGTGCAGTTGTGCTAAATAACGGTCAAACCCCCCTCAATTTGTTAATGCCTTTATAGGTTTTTAACGCTTTTTTCAACTAATTTCAATCTTTTTTTAAATTTATTTTAGTATCATTTACTAGATAAGGGATAACTTTTTTTAATATTTTTAGTTAAAAAGTATGTTAAAAGTTTGGTTAGTAAGTTTTTTATTGTATCTTTGTACCATAATTAATAACAAAAAACACAAAAAAAATGACAAATTTAGCACAAGAAATCTCACAAGCAATTGAAAATCAAGCAGTTAAGTCAGTTTGGTTAACAGAAATCCTTAATGACATCTGCTTTTCAGAAGGTGGCTCAGTAGATGTAGAGTTTGACAGAATCGTTTTATCTAGTGACAACGGAAGACATGAATTCTTTAAAGGTACTGACTCTCAAGCATCTTGTTTTGAATCTCACTTAGACAGATTAACAAACGAATTACTAAACAAATAATAATAACAGGGGGGGGGCAACCCCCCACTAAAAAACTTAACAAAATGAAAACAGTAAATGAACAAATTAAAGAACTAAAAAATATAAATCAACTAATTGAGTTTGTATATTTAAAAGAACATATAACTGATTTACAAATTGATACTATTGTAAAAGAGTTTAGACAATTGCAATCAATTAGAGAAAAAAATAATATTCAGGTAGTAGAATCACATAAAACAAAATTAACTTAAATTAAAAAAAATGTCAGAATTAAAAATGTACGAAGTAGGAGTAGAGGTTATTGAGAACCCAAGTAAAGAACCAAACAAAATTACTTACACTACTTATGAGGTAGAAGCAACATCAGAATCAAAAGCAAGAAGCAAAGCATCTGATTTATGTTTAGATGAATTTGACCACTTACCTTACACTACAGAAATTATATAATTAATCAGGGGGTGTAAAAACCCCCACAAATAATCAAGAAATGGAAAACTTTAAAACAGTAAACAAAAACACAAACGCAACTTATTTTTTAAATGAAGATGAATTAATAAACTTTTTCAAAAAAAATAGAGTTCAAAATTACAGTATTACAAATTTAACAAAGCAAAAGAGAACAAGAACAAACAAGATGCTAGACGTAGTTGCTCACTTATGTATAATAGGAGCTTCAATATTAGCTACATTACTTTACATTCAAAACTATTAAGATGACTAGACAAGACGCAGAATACTTAGAATTTTCTACATACGTAGATTACAGCGAGCCTAAGATTTCTTTTATTACAGGTAAGCTAATAGACGACACTAAAGTAATAGCTGAACATTGGCTTTTAAAACCTCAATACATTCCTGCTATGGTAACAAGTTCAGGCGGTAACGACTTAGCTTATAACAGCCGTTCAGTTGTTGTTATAGGAACTACTTTACAATGCTACAGAAAGGCTTGTGAAATGCTAAAGACTAAAGGGTGGCAACAGAAAGACTGTTGGGATGTAGAGCTTAAACCAATCTATAAAAAACACTACAAGAATAATGGCAATTTGCCTGTAATAATAAACCTTAAATAAAATGAATTTAGAAAAATTAAAAACAGAGATACCTTTTAAATGGAGGGTTCAATCAGCTAATAAATACGGAGCATCTTGTGTAGCTTATATAGACGCAAGAGATTGCCAAGACATATTAGACAACGTATGTGGTCAGGAAAATTGGCAGACTATATATTACGAAAGTGCAGGATTATTATTCTGTAAAGTAGGAATAAAAATAGAAGAAGATGAATGGGTATGGAAGTCAGATACAGGTACAGAATCTAATGTAGAGAAAAACAAAGGACACGTTTCAGATGCTTTTAAAAGAGCTTGTGTGAATTGGGGTATAGGAAGATTTCTTTATAGTAAGACTATTGTAAAGCTACCTGTAAAAGAAAAAAATGGTAGGTTTGCACCTTACTCAGAAAAGACAGGTAAGTTCATATATGGAGATGACATAACAAAATGGTGTAACTCAATTAGTAACAAATAATTTAATTAATAAAGACCTGCAAAAACAGGCACAATAAAAATGGAAGTGACAGGAAAACTAGTAAAGAAACTTGAATTAGAAACAGGAACATCTAAAGCAGGTAAAGAATGGCAAAAGCAATCAATCGTAATTGATACAGGTGGAGAGTTTAACAATGAAGTCTGTGTTAGTGCCTTTGGTGATAAATTAAAGCAAATGAACAAGCTAGAAATAGGTATGGAAGTATCAGTACTTTGCAATGTTTATTCTAGAGAATACAACGGAAGATATTTTCACAATATAGACGGCTACTTTTTTACTAATCAGAGTAACGCTTCATCAGAAAAGATACAGAATGGAGAAGCTGAAGAAGATATGCCTTTCTAAGATGAATTCAGAAGATAACTTTAAAAACCTTTGCGACCTTACTACAAGTTTAGTAGGGTTGCCTAAAGGCTCTCTAGCTTTAAAATCTAGAAAGACAGAATACCAAGTGCCTAGAATGGTTGCGGCTATGGTTGCAAGACTAGAAGATAAAACGCATAGGGAGGTAATAGCTAAAGTCTTGGATAGGAACAGAACTAGCGTAAATCACTATGAAAGATGTCACTCAGCGAACTATTCATCATTTCCTATGTATAGAGAAACGTTTATAAAAGTATTTAACGCTTATACGGAAATAAAAGACGCTAAATTAACTTTTATTGACTTGTATAACTTACAAGAACACCTGAGGAAAAACGGAATACAAGACAGCTCAAAACATCAGACAACTATTCGTATTGTTTCAGGTAAATTTGGTAAAGATGTTAAAGTTTCTTACAAAGACTTTTACAAACAATTAAAATTATGTAAGTTAGCCCTTCAAAATTATCAACACGAAATTGAAGTTATATGAAACATTTACTAAGTAGTTCAGCTTTTTTAATAGTGAACAAGCAATTGGCGAAGCAGGTAGGGTTGAAGGGTGCAGTCTTACTTGCTGACCTAATTAGCAAAGAAGAATACTTTATAGCTAACGGAATGACTGACGGATGGTTTTTTAATACTGAAGCCAATATAGAACGAGACACTACACTAACTTCATATCAGCAAAGAAAGTGTCTTAAAACGCTTAAAAAGTATGAAATAATAGAAACTAAGCGTAAAGGAATACCTGCAAAGCAATACTTTAAGATTAATGAGGCTAACTTATTGAATATCTTAAGTTGTGAAGAAACTAAAGAACTAGTTATTAAGAAACTTAATGACTTGTCAGAAACAAACTTAACAACTATTAATAAGAATAAAGAAATAAAAATAAATAATAATACTATATCTAATAGGCGTAATGATTTTGTATTTGAGGTTTTGTCTTTTGATTATGATGAAAGTATTTTAAACGGATTTATAGACTATTGGACAGAACCTAATAAGTCAAATACCAAAATGAAATATGAATTAAATAAAACTTGGAGTACAAAGCTCAGACTGAAGACTTGGGCGAACAATCAAAAGAAATGGGATAAACCTAAGTCTAATAAAAAAACAATGTCTAAAATTCATCAGCACCTACAAAAGAATTTAAATGTAAAAGAAAAACTAAAAAAACAATTTGAAAATGAGATTAATTAAAACAATGTCAAAAGAAGATTTAATATTATCTTCAGTTGATTTAGTAAGTAAGACTTACATAGAGTTAGGACAAAATAATGTAGAAGAAGAAACTATTGAAATAATGGCTACAAGTTTAGCTGCTGACTTAGCTAGAATGTATAAGAACTTTTACTTTGAAGATGCACAGAAAGCTTTTAATTTAGGTGTACGAAGTCCTATTACAAATGACTTTATACACTTAACCGTTCCTACTTACATGAAGTGGCTTAGAAAACATAAAGACTTAGTATGGGAAGCTAGGGCAAGAGTTGATAGAGGGGAAAACCCTAAAGCTGTTCCAAATTACAGACCTGAACCAAAACTATTAAGATGATAGGTTGGGTATTAATAACAGCCGTTGTAATGTGGCTAATAAGAAAATTGAAATGAAGATATTAAATTTATATTCAGGTATTGGTGGTAATAGAAAGCTTTGGGGAAATGAACATAAAATTACAGCAGTTGAATTTAATGAAAAGATAGCTGATAAGTATAGGGAATTATACCCTAACGACAATGTAATAGTAGCAGATGCACACGAATACTTATTAGACCATTATAAAGAATTTGATTTTATATGGACATCACCACCCTGTCAATCACATAGCACAACAAATTATTTTACACAGCATATAAGAAAAAGACCTGTTTACCCTTCAATGAAGTTATATGAAGAAATAATATTTTTAGATAATTTCTACAAAGGGAAGTATTGTGTAGAAAATGTAGTTAGTTACTATGAACCTTTAGTAAAGCCAATTAAGATAGGAAGACATTATTTATGGTCTAATTTTAATATACCTTTAATTAATCAGCCTAAAGATGATGTAGGTTCTATGGAGCCAAAATATGGAAATAAAGCTTGTAAAAAACCTTTAGAAGAAAGAAACGCAGTAAATTCAGAACTAGGACTACATGTACTGAACCAAGCTTTAGGAATTATAATAGAAAATAAAGTTGAACAAAACAAACTATTTTAAAATGAAGATATTAACAATCGTATGGGGAATAATAATTGTACTTTGTATTTTAGAAGCAATATTTTGTACTAAGTTTGAAAATGAAATTTGAAAGAAAAGCACATAGAGAAAGACAGAATAAAGCTTTAACTCAGTTTTGCAATCACTTTGGTTTAACTTATGGTTCACATCAGGAATATGCTCACATTGACGCAGTTCTTTATAACAAAGGAAAGATAACAGGATTTGCTGAAGTAAAAGGAGTACATAAAAATATAGAGGACAAGCAAGATGTTATTGTTGCTATGCGTAAAATAGTAAGAGCTCAACAGCTTCAAGTCAATAGTGGTAAACCTGTAGCAATTATATGGGCTTTCAATAACGCTATTGTCTATGAAAGAATAAACAACTTAAAAGGTATCTTCTATTATGGTGGTCGTGAAGTTAGAGAAGGAAGCACCTTTGACCAAGAAATGCTCATTAAAGTATTAATCAAAAACTTAATAAGAATTGAAGAAGACAATCAGTAAATTAAAAAAGGAACTTGACAAGTGGTTCAGTCTTTACATAAGACTTAGAGAAGCTAACGAATACGGAATGTGCCAATGCTTTACCTGTGGAGTAGTCAGACACTATAAAGACGGTATGCAAAACGGACACTTTCAAAGCAGGAAACATTTATCTACAAGATTTGATGAGGAGAATTGTCAGGTGCAATGTGTTAAATGTAATGTCTATGCTTGGGGTGAACAGTATAAATTCAGTTTAGCGTTAGACGGAAAGTATGGAGAAGGTAAAGCTGAAGAATTACAATACTTAGCTAGAACAACTTTGAAGTTAAGTAGGTATGATTACGAAGATAAGATAAGTTATTACGGTACACTTGTTGAAAAGTTAAAAAAAGAAAAAGGAATTGAGTAAACTTTTTTATTAAGTTTGGCGTATGATAGAACCGATTTACGCAAGTGAAGAACACAAGCAAATAATTGAAACTTATATAGCTATGTGTACTGAGTTTGCAAAAGATGTAAGTTCAAAAACAAGATACAATAATTTTTTAGATGTAGTAGATGTTGTTTTAGAATATCACAACAACTACGGCAAAGGAGTTAAGGAGAACAATTGGTATGATTGGCTAATGATAATACCAACAAATCTTTCAGTTGCAACAAATGGTTTCTTTGCAGGGCTTGAAACTAAAACTAACGCATCAGTTATAAGAGCATATAAAGTTGTACTTAGTGAAATGGTTCATGATGTAGTAGATAAAATTGACGCTTTAGAACAAATAAATGACTGAGATATATACAGAAATATCTAAGCTAAGTTCTTTCTTTAGAAACATGTGTTATGGTATTACTCAAGATGAAGAAGCTATTAATGACGCTGTTCAGGAACTTATGATTTATTTCTTACAAATGAACCCTGAAACACTAAAAGGTATTTGGAAGAAAGACGGACAAGAAGGATTAATCAGATATAGTGCTGTAGTATTGAGAAGAAGTTTAACAAGTACAAGAAGTCCTTTTTATTATAAATATAAAAAATATTACACGCATATACAGAATTATTATGAAACAGATTTTACTCATATATCAGGAACATATAAAAATATATACAATATGCCTGAAGTTGTGGAAGAATACAAATGGGAAAGGTTAGAAGAAATTGACAAAGTATTAGATAAGCAAACTTGGTACGATAAAAAAGTATTTGAGCTTTACTACTCAGGTGAAACTTTAGACAGTTTAGCTAGTAAGACAGGAATAAGTAGAAACAGTTTATTTACTACAATAGATAAGGTAAGAGAAATACTTAAAAAAGAATTGAATGAAGATTACTAATGAATGTAATATTGAATTAATGGCTAGATATAAAGATAATCATTTTGACTTAGCAATAGTTGACCCTCCTTATGGGTTAGGGTTAAAAATGCAAAAATTTACAAAACCAAGCAGACCAAATTCATACAAAACACCCCCTAAGCACAAAGGATTTAATGATACTAATAGACCTAGTAAGAAATATTTTAAAGAATTAAAAAGAATTTCAAAAAATCAGATAATTTGGGGAGGACAATATTTTTGTGATTTATTACCAATAAATGGAAGTTGGATTTTTTGGAATAAAATGAACGGAGAAGGTTCACATTTCGCAGACGGAGAACTTGCTTATACATCATTTAAAAAATCTTTAAAAATGTTTTCTGTTAGCACTTTTCATAATACAAGAGGTGGAAAAGATAGAATACACCCTACACAAAAACCTGTAAAACTTTATGAATGGCTTTTAATGAATTACGCAAAAGAAGGAGATAAAATACTAGACACACATCTTGGAAGTGGAAGCATTGCTATTGCTTGTCATAATCTTCAATATGATTTAACTGCTTGTGAATTAGATAAGGAGTATTTTGAAGCAGCTATGAAAAGACTTAATAATCATACAGCACAATTAAGGATAATATGAATAGATTTTTTGTACCTAATGAAATTTATAAAGATAGGATTACGATTTGTAAGTCTTGTGTTTATTATTTTAAACCTACAGGAAATTGCAAGATTTGTACCTGCTTTATGAAAGTTAAGGCAAGAATAAGTAGTCAGTCTTGTCCTCAAAAGTATTGGGATAAAACAACAGAAGTAGAAACACCTGATACTTTACCGCAGGAAATAGTAGATGAAATATTAGATATGTGGAAAGACTTAAAAACAGGTAGAGCAAAAGACCAAACAGCTAAAAAGAGAATGATTGAAACTTATAATACAATATACAATACTAACTACAGTCCTAGAACGAATTGTGGTTCGTGTATATCAACGTGCTTTGATGGAATAAAAAAACTATATAAAGAATATGCTAAGGGCTAAACTTAACTTAAATAACAAAGCGGTTATTTTCTTATTTTTTTCTGAACCCTTAGCGTATTTAAAACTAAAATAATAGATATGAAAAGAACTTACAAAACAATTAAGTGGGTATTGAACAGCCACGTTAAAAAGAATGTCAGAAGTCTTTGGACTTGGGAAAACGATAACTTTACCTGTATCTTTGAAAACTATGATGGTGATAGCAGGATATATACACCGCACCAACTTTTAAAACTATTAAATAATGACACAGAACGACAAACTAATTAAAAACCTAGAAAATATGTCACCAATTGAAGTAGATTACAAAGCAACCCCTGAACCAAGTTACTATTCAGGCAAGAAGTACGGTTACTCAGCAAGAAAAGTAGTTGAGGACTTTCAGCCTGATAGCTACAACTTAGGAACTGCAATTACTTACTTATTAAGAGCAGGTAAAAAAGAAGGCAATCCTGCTGAACAAGATATACAGAAAGCAATTAATCACTTACACTTTGAACTAGATAGATTACACAATGACACTTTATAGTTGCGAATGCGGTAAAGAAGAAAAAGAAGTTGGCAAAGCTACAATAGTTTTAAGGGATAAAAAGTGGGTATGCAAAGAAGCTCAATGCAGTTGCGGCAAGTATATGGATAGTAAACCAACAGACGGTATGCCTAGTCTTAAAAGAACCGAACCTAGTTTAAGTAAACAAAGAGACAAGCTTTGGGCAGGAGCAAAAGAAAAACTAATAGGTGAAAGAGGAATAAATGAAGACTACTAAATGAAGTTTGTAATAAAAGACAATAGAGATAAGCAAAGCCTATTTAGTTACCTAAAAGAATTAGAGAACGACTACATAGTAAGTGTAAAGAAACAAAGAAACACAAGAAGCAATATGCAGAACAGTTACTATTGGAAATGTATCATACAGGGACTAGCAGAAGAACTAGGATATTTTCCAAATGAAATGCACGATGCTTTAAGAGCTAAGTTCTTGTCTGAATATGAAATGATAAGTTATAACGATAATCAAATAGCAATAAATAAAATAGGAAGTACAACAGCTTTAAACACTAAAGCCTTTGAGCAATACACAGAGCAAATAAGAGTATGGGCTTTAACTGAATTAGGCATAAGGCTTATGCTTCCAAATGAATACGAATGAAAATAACTAACGAATGTAATATGGAGTTAATGTCAAGGTATGAAGATAATCACTTTGACTTAGCAATAGTAGACCCTCCTTATGGGATAGGTGTTACTAAAAATAAAAGATTAAATAATATATCTGATAAGGATTGGGATAATGAAATTCCTAAAAAAGAGTATTTTGAAGAATTAAAAAGAGTAAGTAAAAACCAAATCATTTGGGGAGGTAATTATTTTATAGAGCATTTAAGTAATACAAGATGTTATCTAAATTGGGATAAATTAAACCATTCTGATACTTATGCTGATTGTGAAATGGCTTGGACTTCTTTTGATAAAAATGCAAAGATTTTTAAATATATGTGGGATGGTAATAGATATGGTTTTATTGGAGCTATAAAAGGTGTAGGTAAAAAAAGTATAAGAATGCACCCAACTCAAAAGCCTATTGCATTGTACGAATGGCTATTAATGAACTACGCAAAGGAAGGAGATAAGATACTAGACACGCATTTAGGTAGTGGAAGTATTGCTTTAGCTTGTCATAACTTAGGTTACGACCTTACAGCTTGTGAACTTGACAAAGAATACTACAATGCAGCTATGGAAAGAATAGAAAGACATAAGCAGCAATTAACTATGTTTTAAATAAATAACAATTATTTCTATTATATAACATAGGATTGAATAATCAATCTATTTCAATTATGGATAAACGAATAAACAATGGCGGTGCTAGGAAAGGAGCAGGACGCAAAAGTAAAGCAGCAGAACAAAAGTTAATAGAGAACTTAACACCAATGAACGAGAAGGCTTTAAAGTCTTTAGAAAGTGGTATTGACAAGAAAGAGCAATGGGCAGTCAAACTGTTCTTTGAATACTTTTATGGTAAACCTCAACAAAGGGTAGATGTTACAACAAATGATGATAGTATCAATATGCCTTTAATAACATTTGTAGAAACTGATACTGAGTAATAAATATAACCCTCTATTTAATTCTGACGCTAGATACTTTATAATTACAGGTGGTAGGGGTTCAGGTAAGTCTTTTGCTGTTACAGTCTTTTTGACTTTACTTACTATGTCTAAGAACATAAGGGTATTGTTTACAAGATTTACAATGGTGTCAGCTCACCTATCAATCATTCCTGAGTTCTTAGAAAAGATTAGTCTTTTAGGGTTTGAAAACATCTTTAGTGTAAACAAAGCTGAGGTAGTTAATTTAGGAAACAAATCAGACATTCTATTTAGAGGTATTAAGACATCAGCAGGAAATCAGACAGCAAGTCTAAAGTCATTACAGGGAATAAGCACTTGGGTACTTGATGAAGCCGAAGAACTTATTGATGAAGATATATTTGACACTATTGATTTAAGTATTAGAGAAAAGGGAATACAGAACAGAATTATACTTATACTTAATCCTGTAACTAAAGAGCATTGGATATACAAACGCTTTTTTGAGGACAAAGGAGTTGAAGCAGGTTTTAACGGCTTTAAAGACAATGTATGCTATATACATAGTACATACCTAGACAATAAAGATAATCTCTCTCAGAGCTTCCTAGAGCGTATTAAGACTATAAAGCACAGAAACTTTAAAAAGTATCAACACAAAATCTTAGGAGGGTGGTTAGACAAAGCAGAAGGAGTAGTATTTGAGAATTGGAGTATAGGTGAATTTAATCCTGACGGACTTCAGACATCTTGTGGAATGGACTTTGGTTTTAGTGTAGACCCTGACAGCCTTACAGAAGTAGCTATAGACAAAAGGAAGCGTAAGATATATTTAAAAGAACATATCTATAAGAACGGATTAAAGTCAAACGAACTAGCTCAAATCATATTAGACAAAGTAGATAATAAACTTATCATTGCAGACTCAGCAGAGCCAAGACTAATAGCAGACCTTAGACATTTAGGAGTAAACATAAAACCTGTTAAAAAAGGAACTATTGAAAGTGGAATTACTCGTATGCAAGACTATGAACTTATCATAACTCCTGAAAGCACTAATATAGCTAAAGAATTAAACAATTATATATATGCAGATAAAGGCTCGAAATTATATCATGATTCATTTAATCACGCAATAGACGGTGTTAGGTATAATGTTATTTATCACCTAGACAACCCGAACGCAGGTAAGTATTATGTGCAGTAAACTAAAAACAACAAATTTCTATTATATAACAGATGAAAGTAAAAGTTAAAAAAGAAGGTAAGGTAAAAGAGTTCAAACTTATAAGCAGTTGGGAAGAAGTAACTTTAGAGAAGTGGTTAAAACTTATTGATTTTGAAACAGGTACAAAGACAGAAGAAGCAACTGAAACAATAGCGGCTTTGTCTAATATTCCTAAGCAGTTAGTTAAGGAATTAGCTTTAAAAGATGTAGCAGTATTAATGAGTAAAATTGCAAAGCTACAGCAGAAGCAAGACACTAATCTTAAAAAGATAATTGAAATAGAAGGAGTTGAGTACGGCTTTCATCCTGATTTAGACAGTATAACATTAGGCGAGTATGCAGACTTAGAAACATTTATTAAGGGTGGAATAGAAAAGCATTTACCTGAAGTAATGGCTGTATTGTATAGACCAATAAAAGAAAAGAAAAATGACATTTATATTATTGACGCTTATGATGGTAATATACGGCTCAGAGCAGAAGAAATGAAAAAGATGTCAGCTCAACAAGTGCAAAGTGCGTTGGTTTTTTTTTACACTTTCGGGAAGGAGTTGTCAGCGATTTTGCCATTGTTTTTGATGGAGCAGCTGAAGGAAATGCAGACGCAATAGCAACAGAAAGTTTTGCTGATAAGTGGGGATGGTTTGGCGTAATGTATAGATTGACAAATGGTGAAATAGTAAACTTAGAAAGAATAACGAATTTAGGACTGTTAGAATGCTTGACTTGGTTAAGTTATGAAACAGACTTAAACTCACAAAATAAAGTTAAAAGAAATGGTGAACAATAAATCTTATAA